GCTTGCCCGAGCCAGCTTCGACACCATGCTCGCGCTACAGCTACTTGACGAGAACGCGCCCAAGTCTTTGAAGTGGGCCGGCCGGGCCCACCTGGGCTGGCCAGACTGGGACATCGATGCTCGTAAATTTCATCCACTGCATGAGTTGTACCCATACAACGGCTACGACGCTGCTGCGACCGTCCTGCTTCGGGACATCCTGGCTGATCGACTGGCGGAGGAGCCCGTCCTGCACCGGTATTTTTCTGGTCTGGAGATGCCCAAGCTGCGGGCTCTGGAACGGCTGGTGGCTAGGGGCATCTACGTCAACCGACACCGCGCCGCCGAGCTATTCCTGAAGGCGCGCGCCGAGCAGTACGCCGCCGACGCCAGGGTGCCGGTCGAAAACCCGGCTTCCCATCGGCAGGTGGCCACGTGGCTGTACGACGACCTCAAGCTACCCGTACTCAAGAACGGCAAGAAACATCCCTCGACAGACGAGGCAACAGTAAAGACCCTGGGGCTCCGCTACCCGGATGCACGGCTGATCCTCGACTGCCGTCGACCACGCAAAAAGATCAGCACGTACTTCCGACCAGTAAACCACGCGACGCGTGCGAGCTTTGACGGGCGCTTTCACCCGGAGATGCGGACAACTTCCGTCGAGACGGGGCGCCTGTCGAGCTTCTTCCATACGATCCCGCGAGATACTAGCGTGCGGCCGATCTTCTCGGCGCCCGAGGGCAGCGTGCTGATGCAGGCTGACTACCGCCAGATCGAGGCCAGGCTGTGCGCCTGGATGGCGGCGGGCCGTCCCGAGGACTGGGAGGGCGTGCTGCCCACGAGCATGCTGTGGGCCTTCCACTGTGGGCTCGACGTGTACAGCGACTTCGCCGCCCGCTACCTGCGCAAGGACATTGCCCGGGTGACCAAGCTGGAGCGGCAGGAACTGGGCAAAGTCCCGGTGCTGGCGCAGCTTTACGGCATGTCGTGGATGGGTCTCAAGGAATACGCCTGGAAGAGCTTCGAGCTTCTGTGGACGGACGGCCAGGCGCGCGGGCTGTGGAACCTGTTCCGCCAGCGCTATCCCGAGTTCCCGGCATGGCACAGCTTCACCACCGAGCGGTTGGAGCGGCGCGGCTATACCCAGACGCCCATCGGCAGGATCCGCCGTCTGCCCGACGCCATGTACGGCCAGGCCGACGCGATTCGAGCGGGCATCAACGCCGAGCCGCAGAGCCTGGCCAGCGACATCACCCAGACGGCCATGGTCGCGCTCGATAGAGCCGGGCTGAGAATCGTGGGCAACGTGCACGACGCGCTGCTCTTCGAGGTTCCCGTGGCCAGGGCGAAGGAGCAGGCGCGGGCTATCAAGCGCGGGATGCTCACTGCGCCGGAGAAGTTGAAGGCACTCGGTCTGTGGCTTCCCCCAGGACTCATCGAAGTCGAGATTTCGGCCGGCCCTTGGGGTCTGGGGAAGGACTTGACAAACTCGATTTGAGGTGGTATCGTTCTCATTCGGACTTCCCCGAACGGGGGGTTCGACCCCCAGTGGCCATTTCCCACTGGGTGGGCGAGGGGCCATATTCTGCGGCGCCTGGACGCGTTTCCCTGGTCCCCTCGCCCTGATAGCATCACCCAGAGCCTGTTGCTGGCACAGCCGTTGAGGGCCAGCACCGAGGAGGAATATGGAGCATCTGTCGCTGGGCACGACAGCGTTCAACGACGCTGCGCGCTGCCTCAAGCGGTACGAGTACCGCTGGGTACTTGGCCTGGTCCCGCCGCAGCGGGACGTTCGCCCGACGCTGCGCCGGGGAGTGTGGCTGCACAGGGCGTTGCAGCTTCTGGATCTGCAGGAGCCGTGGGAGCCCGAGCTTGATCGCATGGCTACCTGGGGCCTGGACAACAACGTCGACCCCGAGCAGATCGAGCAGATGACCGTCGAGGTGCGCGACCTCGTCGAGGACTACTGGGCCTACTGGCTGGGCCACGAGCGGGATCTGGGCGTGCCGGGTCCCTGGACGACGGTCGAGACCGAGTTCAAGGCGTGCTGGTCGCCGCGCCCCGAGCTTGATCTGACCAGCACCGTGGACATCCTGAAGCGGGATGGCAAGGGCCGGCTCTGGATCTGGGAGCGCAAGACCACCCAGGACATCCCCGACTCGAACTGGCGCACGGTCGATCCGCAGACCATGTTGCAGTTCATCGAGCTACGCAAGCAGGGCCAGGACGTAGCCGGGATCATCTTCGATTACATCTGCACGCGGCCTGGCGCCCAGCTTCGGGTGACCCAGGCGGGGCGGCTGTACAAGGGCGACGAGGAGCGGCGCACCAGGGCGCGCTACTTCAAGGCGACCGAGGCCGAGCTACGCAAGAAGGGCGCCCCCGAGGAGTACATCGAAGGCATCCGCCAGCGCACAGTGTCTGACGGCGAGTGGTTCCAGCGCTACCCGACGCTGCGCCCGGACGCCAACGCGGAACTCACGCTCAAGGACGTGGCCGCGACGATTCGCAGCATCGTCGACGCGGACAAGCGCGGCTACTATCCGCGCTCGATCAACCTGCTCGACTGCCGCCTGTTCTGCCCGTACGGCAAGCTGTGCATGGCCGAGTATCAGCTAGGCCACGACTCGCCCGGGCTGCGCGAGGAGTACATGGTCGAGCAGACCGAGGAGATCTACGCCATGGGTAGGAGCGACTGGTGATCCCCGCCGACCGTGCCGTGCCGCGCACAGCGGTGTACGACGAGGTCCACTCCGAGCGCAACCGCGCCCACGCCAAGCACGGCGCCGCCGGCAACAGCCGCGAGAACACACCGTGGGACAACGCCGAGTGGCTGCCGATCCTCGTCGAGGAACTGGGCGAGGTGGCCCACGAGATGACCTACGACGTGGCCTCGCAGGGCAAGATGGACCGGATGCGCAGGGAGTTGATTCAGGTCGCGGCTATGGCTTGCGCCTGGATCGACGCTCTGGATGAAGGGTACGAACGCAAGTGAGCATCTCAGATCTGTTCGTGCCTGCCGACCGCATGCCGTCGCTGACGCACATCCGTTGGGGCATCTACGGCCCCAACGGCGCGGGCAAGACCACGCTGGCCAGCACCATCCCCGAGAGCGAGCGGGTGCTGTACGTCAGCATCGACGACGAGAACCTGCGGCCGGTGAGCAAGCTCAAGCACTACCGCGTGGTGCGCATCCGCGACTGGCGGCACATCTGGACGGTGTACGACTGGCTCAGGAGCCACGAGAAGAGCGTCACCACGCTGGTCTGGGACACGTGGAGCCGCGTACAGGATCTGGCAGTCGGCCAGGTATGCAACTACCACCCCGCCGATCCGGCGCAATTATCCCGATATGTTGACAATATTCCGAAAAACCCGCATGATTGGAGGGGGTGGGGCCAGGTGGGCGCCCTGTGTTCGGAGTGGCAGCGGAACTTCAACGTCCTGCCGATCAACATCCTGTACCTGATGCAGGAGCAAGATCGCCAGGCGGAGAGCGAGTACGGCACCACCACGCGCACTGGGCCCCGGTTGACGCCCGAAGCGCTCAAGGGAATCAGGGACAGTCTGGAGGTGCTGGGCAGGCTGTACGTGGATCTCTCAAGCGAAGACCCGGCCAGCATTCCACTGGATAAGGTCGACCGCATCGACCCGAATCTGAAAGAGACGAGGAGGTTGTTCATTGGCCAGCACGAGCGGTACATCGCCAAAGGGCCCACCCATATCCTGGGGCGGGTCATCGACGACCCCACTTGGGAGCGAGTCGTACCCCCAATCATCAATGGAGTCGTCCGTGACGGTCACGCTCCAGGCTGAGAGTACGTCCGGCACGATGCACCTGAACGTGGCCGTTAGCTTCATCTGCCCCGATCTGGACACCGCGCTGCGGCGCATCCGCCAGGCCGTGGGCGACGCGGCACCGATCTTCGTGGACCCCAGCGCGGGTACAAGCAATCCCTTGAGGAGGGACTGATGCCGTTCGAGCCGTTTGCGTTTGACGATTCCGTCACGCGTACTCAGGAAGCCCGGGCCCGCGTGCCCGAGGGCTACTATCTGGTCGAAGCCGCCGACGTGCAGCCCACGCCCGAAGACGTCAAGGGCACCACGGGCATCTGGGTCACCTGGCGCATCGTGCAGGGCCCCAAGCATGCCCCTGGCATGGGCGTTGGCCAGCCGCTGCCGCAGTTCAACACCTTCAAGAAGGACGCCCAGTTCGGCTTCGCCGGCATGATGGGCGCGGTCGGCATGGAGACCGTGGCCAAGAGCCTGGCGGGTCGGCAGATCCCGAGCTACCAGCACTTCCAGGCGCTGGTGGGCCAGCTTGCGGCGCGGCTCAAGGGCAAGCGTGCCGTGGCGCTGGTCGCGGATCAGCAGAGCAACCAGAGCCGCGCATTCTCGGGCATCGAGTCGTTCTCGCCAGCCGACCGCTGGGAGGGGCTCAGCGGCGCCATGGTGGTGTCCTCCAACGGTCCGCTGCCCACGCTCAGCGGCAGCGCGGCGGCGCGTCCGCCGACCAGCCAGGCCGAGGAAGACATCTTCGCGGATCTGGACAGCCGCACCTAGATGGGCCCCGAGGCTGGGCTGCGCGCCCGCATCCGCAATGCCATTCGCCACACTCCTGGCACGGTGGTGTGGGGCTGGCCCGCCTCGGCCTTCAGCGGTGCCGGTCACCCCGATCTGTTCGGGCTGACCTGGGGCCGATTCTGGGGGCTCGAAGTGAAAACCAGCACTGGGCGTCCGACCCAGCGTCAGCTACTGGCCCTGCGCGCCATACGCAGAGCCGGTGGCTACGCCTGGATCGTACGCACCGTTCAGCAGGCCACCAAGGCTATGGCCTATATTCAGGAGGGCAAACACCCACCCATGGCTACCGATCCCTTTGACGTCGACGACTTCTTCAAGTCGCTCGACGAGCAGACCCCCGGCGTTGCTGGGTCCCCTGCCGATATCGCCGCCAACGAGGCGCTGGCCGACGTGCTGCTGCCCGATGGCGAGCCCGAGGGCGAAGACGTCTTCGCCTCGCTCGACGAGCCGCTGTCCATTCAGGCCGAGGCCACGGCGGATCAGGACGCGTTCGACCTGGCCACGGGCACGGCC